AAGGGCATATTCAAAATGCGTGGCATGAAACGAATTAAATTAATTAATGGACAAGGAAATCCTAGAACATATCATTTCGAGAGGTAAACATATGGCAAAAGACAATACATTAACAGACAACACAATTGAATTTATTAAATATCAATGTGATCGGTATGCTGATGCTTCTAATAAAGCTATGCAAGTAGCGGGTGTAGAAGCAGACAAACATGATTGGACATACGAACAAAAAATACAGTATGCAACAGAACTTATTGATGACTTTTTAGGAGAAAGACCATGAGTAAAATAAAAGACGAACTAATTGGTGCAGAAAATGCTGTTAGAGATGTCGCGGATAAAGCAACGATGCGTGTAGATAATGTTGAGGCTATCCGCTTATCTTTCCCTGCATTAGACAAGCAATTAGGAAGCCGTAGGAATAGATTTGTACAGGCTGTTAAACATTTACTACAAGAAACCAAGCATCCCGAAGTTAATAATTCTTTTATCGGACAGGTTGCTTATACTTGGTTGGTAGATGAGGGCAGACGAGCAGAAGATATTGAAGAAAACTTAGAACTTGAAGAAGAAATCAGGAGGGATGGACTTTATGAGTAAGTATAATCTACTATCAGTAAACAGCAATCCAAAAATTCAAAAGAGCAATACTTTATCAGATGAGTTTTGGTCGTGCATATTACACTTACACCCTACTAATACTCGCATCTGTCCATATCAAATTAAAGCAGGTTGTAAAGAAGCCTGTTTAAATACAGCAGGATTGGGTGGTGTATTCCCTAGTATTCAAACAGCTAGACAACGCAAGACTGATCTTTTTCTTAATAACCGGGAAGAGTTTATGTCGTTGTTGGTGTTGGATATTATAAAGTTTATCGGTGCTTGTGAGCGTAAAGGTAAGAAGCCTGCAATCAGACTCAATGGTACATCAGATATTCCATACGAGAATATCATTGTTGAAGGCGGACAAACTATCTTCGAGATGTTTCCGCAAGTACAGTTCTATGATTACACCAAGATACCTACAAGAAAAATAAACTACATATTTAACTACCACCTAACGTGGTCCTACAGTGAAGCTGATTCTAAATATGCAGCATTGTTTGATAAGGTTAAACACAATATAGCAGTAGTCTTTAATGGTAAGCTGCCGAAAACTTTTCGTGGTCGTAGAGTTATTGATGGTGATACACATGACATGCGCTTTAAAGATCCAAGCAATGTAGTTGTTGGTCTTAAAGCAAAAGCCGAAGCCAAGACAGAAGACAATGGCTTTGTAATTTATACATAATAAGAGGGAAAACATATGAACATATTTTATTTTTATGACTGTCCGATAGCTTCAGCTAAAGCACAGCCTGACAAAATGTTAGTTAAGATGCCGTTAGAAACAGCACAGATGTTATGCACAGCACACCGAGAGTTAGATGGTGATGAGTATGCTGACGCTAATGGTTTATACAAACGAGCATATTGGAATCATCCATGCACTATATGGGCAAGAGATTGCTATGATAATTACAAATGGTTATACAAGCACTTCCTAGCATTAGGTGATGAATATACTTATCGTTATGGTAAAGAACATGGCAGTATTACAAAGCTAAAAAATGCTTTGTATTTTGAACCTGATGATATTATAGACACAGGAGAAATGTCTACAATTGCACAGTGTATGCCTGACCAATACAAGAATGACGATCCTATCAAAGCCTATCGTGACTACTGTATCAACGAGAAACATTATGCTAAGTGGGAACGAGGCAGAGATAAGCCTGCATGGTGGACAGTATGAATGGTTTATACATTGATCCTAAGAGCCAAACAATACAAGAAATTGTTATAGACCAAGAAAACAATACAGGTGTGTTGTCTATAAAAGAAACCACTAAACTTATATTAGAGGTGGACTTTGTACAAAAGATGTGGTATAATGCAGACTACGATCTATACTGTGGAGATCAACAAGAATTAAGTAGACACAAAAAACTTCATTGGTTTAAATATAATGTTTGGGATAGAGAACAATACGTATGCAACAACGCTGTATTGATTCCCAAAAAAACCAATGCAGATTTGTTTGGTACTACAGTAGTATGGGTTGACGAGTACACTCCTCCAATACAGGACTTTATTATATGAAAAAGAAACAACTTAAAAAGTTGAGGCAAACTGTTAAACTTATTCAAGTTCAATGGTTGCACAGCTTATTGTCTGAAGAAGACGCTAAACAAATTGATGTGGATAATGTATCAGAATATATTAGCACAGAAACACACACATTTATTAATGGTCAATATGAATTAACATATATGTCTGATCGTTGGGTGCTTAAACAACTCAAAAGAAATCCGCACATTAAAACATTTAAAGAATTAGAATCTTTATTTAATCAAAAACAAAAAGCAAAGGAAGAATTATGGATGAATATGTAGCAACTGTATTGATGGAAGGAGAAAACACACCGACCGAATTAAAAAGTTTTGGTCTGACTCCAGAAGAAATAGTAGATAACATGGTATTACTGCCTAGTGTAGAGTACCTATATCATATAACAAGATTGAGGGACGAAGAAATATGGGATTTTGATACTGAACTTGAGCCGTTAAGAGAACTAAGACACTTGATTTCTAAAACAGGCGGAGAGATAGGTCTTAAAATAAGCATTGAAAAAGAAGATGACGATGATACAACAATACATTAAATAGTTCTTGCAATTGTTTTTGTTTTGTGGTATAATCTGCACATAAAAAGAGAAAAGGGAATTAAGAGTATCGGGATGCCCTCTATCTCCTAATAAAACCGATCGTGTCTCGTAAGGGTAGACTGCTCGCCAACCCTTACAAAATATTATAGAGGAACTATATATGATAAAACAAGGTAAATGTAAGTATGCATGGGTTACAACTCCTAATACTAAGTTTCAACCAACCTATACTATTAACTTGGAAGTATCTGAAGAAGAATATAATGATTATAAATCTAAAGGCTTTCCAACTAAACAGGATGAGGATGGGTTCTACATGGTCATAAGACGCAAAGTTGATGGACCAAGTGGTATGAAACGTGCAGCTCCTAGATTGTTTGACGAAAGCAAAAACGAAGTAGATGTTCAAATTGGTAATGGCTCTGAAGTTAAGGTTCAGTACTCTGAATACACTGGCGAAAACCAATACGGCAACTATGCAGGTTTTGATTTGCAAGCAGTTCAAGTTGTTGATTTAATAGCAGGTCGTTCACAAGACGGGGATGAGTTGCTCGCAGGCGGAGAGGAGTTCTAATGGAAAACCAAGACCCTGCAATAACAATTGATGGTGTTACTCAAGTACGAAGTGAAATGGAAACTGATCTTGAAAGAGATGTCTTTGACACTATCGTTCAATTAAGTACCGAAGAAAGAAAAATGAATATCCGAATGCTTGGTATTCAGTTTCAAAGAAACGGTATGTGTAACACATTAATTGGTCTGAGAAATGGCGAAGCTACTGCAGAAGCAGAAGCAGAAGACTTGGCTCACGAAGAAATAGATTGAGTAAACTTTACTGAATCATAATGATAACGGCTAGGCTTGTACTCACAGGTCTAGCCTCCCATTTTGGAGATAGAAATGGAACTAAAACAAAGTACGTTTGTAAAACATAAACTACCCTGTCCTTCATGTGGCGGATCAGATCCGGTATCAATGAACAAGGACGGCTCGGCTAAATGTTTTAGCTGTGGTACATTTTTTACAGATTATAAAAATCCAAAAGGACCAACAACAATTAACAAAGTGAACAGCACATCTTATTTAAACGCATACACAGGAACAACTGGCTCTTTACCTGATAGAAACATATCAGAAAAGACAGCAAACAAATACGGTGTTCGTGTTGTTTATAATAGTGATGGAAGTATTGCTGAACATATTTATCCATACTATAACAGCAATGAAATAGTTGCGGTTAAAACTAGATATGTGGCTAACAAAAGCTTTAGAGTTAGTGGAACATATGAAGGCACAGGATTGTTTGGTGAACAGCTATATGGCAAGTCAAAACTTCCTTTAACAATAACAGAAGGCGAATGTGATGCTATGTCTGTTGTAGATTTAGGAATAAAATCCGCCGTTGTCTCTATTAAAAGAGGCTCGTCAGGTGCTGTCCGTGATATAAGAGATAGTATAGAATTTGTTGAATCTTTTGATAAAGTTATTATCTGTTTTGATAATGACAAAGCAGGCAGAAAAGCAGCACGAGATGTGGCAAGAATTTTAAAACCCGGTAAGGCTAAGATAATGCAACTTCCTAACGGGTATAAAGATGCCAATGATATGCTTAACAATAAAAGGTTTGCAGAGTTTACTAAGGCTTGGTTTGAAGCCAAGACTTATACACCTTCTGGTATATTAGAACTCTCAAGCAAAAAAGATAGCTGGCTTAAACGAGAAATAAAAGAAAGCATTGCCTTTCCTTATGAAGGATTGAATCAAAAACTATACGGATTAAGAAAGAATGAATTGCTTACACTTACAGGTGGTACTGGACTCGGTAAAAGCTCTGTTGTTAGAGAGTTAGAACATTGGTTAATAAAACAAACCGATGACAACATTGGCATCATGGCACTTGAAGAAAACTGGCAGAGAACAGCCGATGGTATTGTGTCTATTGAAGCAAACGATCGTTTATATATAAATGAAATACGAGATAGGTATAACGAAGAAGATCTATCCAAGTTGTTTGACAGCACCATACAAGAAGGTCGTGTGTTTATTCATTCTCATTTAGGAGTACATGATATAGATGAAATCTTTTCTAAGTTAAGATATATGATTGTCGGGTGCGAATGTAAGTGGGTTATAATAGATCACTTGCATATGTTAGTATCATCTTTAACAGACGGCGATGAGCGTAGAGGTATTGATTTGTTAATGACTAAACTTCGTAGTTTAGTAGAAGAGACAGGTGTTGGTATGATACTTGTATCTCACCTTCGTAGAGTAGCAGGTGACGCAGGACATGAAAGAGGTGTGCAAGTTTCTTTAAGTCATCTGAGAGGTTCTCAATCTATTGCACAATTATCTGACAGTGTAGTGGCTGTCGAACGTAACCAACAAGCAGACGATGTAGCTGAAGCCAACACAACAGTTGTTCGTGTATTAAAATCTAGATACACAGGCTATACAGGATATGCTTGTTCACTTACATACGATGCTGATACAGGTAGATTAAGTGAACTAACTGACGAGGATACATTTGAAAATGAAGAAACACTTTTCTAAAATTACTTTTGATATTGAATGCAACGGCTTAGACCCTGATACAATATGGTGTATTGTTATTAAAGAATATAAAGGAAACACCCGTATATTTAGACATGACGATAACAACATTAAAGAAGGTGTTGATATGCTTATGCAAGCAGATACTTTAATTGGTCACAATATAATAGGTTTTGATATTCCTGTGTTAAATAAATTATATGACATAGATTTATTTAAAGACAAAGAAATAATAGATACATTAACAATGTCTAGACTATTTAATCCTATAAGAGAAGGCGGACACGGTTTAGAAAGCTGGGGATACAGGTTAAAAATTTATAAAGGAGATCCGCCTGATGAGTGGGATGAGTTTGATCCTCGCATGGTTCCTTATTGTGAGCAGGATGTTATTCTAAACGAAGCACTATATGATAAATTAATTTTAGATGGGAGTACATTTAGTAATCAATCAATAGAAGTAGAACATGAGGTATCAAAGATACTACAACGACAAGAACAACATGGGTTTTTCTTTAATGAAAAGAAAGGTGCAGAGCTTCTTGCTGTTCTTAAAACTAGAATGAGAGAAGTAGAAGATGAGGTTCATAAAGTATTCAAACCTAGGTGGGTTGATGTAAAATTAGTAACACCTAAACTTAAACAAGATGGTGAGCTATCTAAGTCAGGCTTAACAAAATATGAGTATGATGAAATAAAATTAACTGATAATATAAAACCTTTTATGAGAAAGAAACTCCAAGAGTTTAATCTCGGCTCGCGTAAACAAATAGGAGAATACTTAACAGACTTTGGTTGGAAGCCACGTAGGTTTACACCAACAGGTCAGCCTATTATTGATGAAGGAACACTCAAAAAAATAGACCACATACCAGAAGCAAAATTAATTGCTGAGTTTCTTTTACTTCAAAAAAGAATAGCACAGATTGATTCATGGTTTGATGTTGTAAAAGATAGCCGTGTACATGGTAGAGTGTTTTGTATTGGTGCAATAACAAATAGAATGAGTCACCGAAGTCCTAACTTAGCGCAAGTTCCTTCTTTAAAAAGTGAGTATGGTAAAGAATGCAGAGCTTGTTGGTCTGTTCCTGAAGGATACAAATTAGTTGGAATAGATGCAGCAGGGTTAGAACTTAGGATGCTTGCTCATTATATGAGAGATGATGAGTATACTAATGAACTTGTTAATGGTGATATCCATTCTAGAAACCAAGAGATCGCCGGATTAAAAACCAGAGACAATGCTAAGTCATTTATATATGCTTTGATGTATGGTGCTGGTGATGCTAAACTTGGAGAAGTTGTAGGTGGAAGCAGAGCAACAGGTAAAAAACTTAAACAACAATTTCTTAACAACCTACCATCATTTAAAATACTAAAAAGTAAAGTAGAACAAGCATCACAAAGAGGTTATCTCTTAGGTTTAGATGGTCGTAAAATACTTGTGCGCCACGAACATGCTTCTTTAAATACTTTACTACAAAGTGCAGGCGCAATCGTAATGAAGATTGCTTTAGTAATGTTAGATACTTTAGCCAAAGAAGAAAAACTAGACTATCATTTTGTGGCAAACGTGCATGATGAGTGGCAAGTAGAAGTATCAGATAAAGATTCTGAAAGGTTTGGTGAGCTGGGTGTTAAGGCTATACAAGAAGCTGGAAAGTATTTAAAACTTCGTTGTCCTTTAGACGGCGAATACAAAATTGGAGACAGTTGGGATGCAACACATTAAGAAAAAAATAATGAACACCAATAGGAAAGGAGACTTCGCAGAGTATTATGCAGTCACTTGGTTATGGGATCATGGATATGAAGTCTTTCAAAACTCAGGATGTACTGGACCTATTGATATGATTGCCATGAATAAGAAAGGAGAGATGGTTCTTATAGATGTAAAGACTGTTCATCCAAACAACGACAACGACAAATCTCCCAACTGCAAAAAGACAAGAACTAAAAAACAAATCAAACTAGGAGTTCAATTGTTAGGATTTAATCCTGATAATAGACAACTACATTTTATAGAGCATAAAGATGAATAAAAAAACAATTGACAATTCGCAAACACAAGTGTATAATAAGTTTACGTCTGAATCAGGACACTGGTACACCCAAGAAGGTGATCCTATGTATACAATCATAGGTGTTAACGGCAAAGAAAGAAACACTAATTTAAGAGATGCCAAACTTTTAAACTTAGTTCCTTCAGTAACTACTGTAATGGATCTTATTGCTAAACCTTCATTGGAAAACTGGAAAATAAATCAAGCTTTAAACTCTGCCATTTCTTTACAACAAGAAGAAGGAGAACCAAACGGCTCGTTTATTTATAGATGCAAACAAGAAGCTAAGAAACCGGGCATGGAAGCTGCCGACTTAGGTACAAAAATACATGCTATGATTGAGCGAGGGTTTCTTGGTCAGTCCACAAACAAACCTTACAAAGCAGTACGTAAATACTTAGATGAAAACTATCCCGATGAAACGTGGATAGCAGAGGATTCTTTCTGTGCTGAACAAGGCTATGGTGGTATGATAGACCTATACTCTGAGTCAGGAATCTTTGTAGACTTTAAGACTAAAGATAAACTTCAAGATAAAAAGATTAAACAATTAATATACGACAGCCACGGTATGCAACTATCTGCTTATGCTCAAGGTTGTGGCTTTGATAATCCTGAAAGAGTGTCTATATTTGTAGACAGAAAACATACTGATCTTATTGTGGGTCATATATGGGATAAAGAATCTCATGCTAAACACCTAGCAATGTTTAATAGTATGCTGACATACTGGAAGTTTTCTAAGAACTATGATCCTGCCGGAGAACTTATATGAGAAAGCCCCGAAAGAAAAGACCTGTTGATAAAGGTTTGCCTAAAGGCTACGATTCTAAATGGGAGTATGAGTTACACCAAAAAGAATTAAAGAATTGGGAACATCATAATGGCATATTAGAATACACGATTGAGCATAAATATCACCCAGATTTTATAAAGATTATTAAGGATAAAGTTATTTATCTTGAAGCAAAGGGTAGGTTCTGGGATTATCCTGAGTACAGTAAGTACATATGGATTAGAAAAGTATTGCCGGAAGAATGTGAGCTGGTGTTTTTATTCTCTGATCCTTACGCGCCGATGCCTGCAGCTAAGAAAAGAAAGGACGGAACTAAACGAAGCCATGCTGAGTGGGCAGAGAAGAATAAATTCAGATGGTTTAGTAGAGATAATTTGCCTGATAGTTGGAGAAAAGAATGAACTGCTGGCATTGCAATAACGAATTAATTTGGGGAGGAGATCACGACATTGAAGATGAGGACGCTGAGTATTCTGTAGTTAGCAATCTTTCTTGTTCTATTTGTGGATCTTTTGTAAATGTTTACTTCCCTAAAAACAAACAAGAAGAGGAAGAGTAATGGAAGAACTAATGGAAAAAGCACATCAAATTATGGATAAAGATTTAGTTAATCATCCACCGCACTACAACAACGGCAAGATAGAATGCATTGAAGCTATTGAAGCCATGCTAACACACGAAGAATTTGTAGGTTATCTAAGAGGAAACTCATTGAAGTATCGTTGGAGATTTAGATACAAGAATGGAATACAAGACTTAGATAAAGCTACTTGGTACGAAAACAAACTAAAACAAACACTAACAAAGAAGGAAAGAGATGGAGACTAAACTACCTACAACTTATCAAGAGTTCATACATCTTAGCAGATATGCAAGATGGAACGAAGATACAGGAAGACGAGAGACTTGGCAAGAGACAGTCGCAAGATACTTTGACTTTATGCAAGAGCATTTAAAGAAGAACAACGATACAGATATAGCAGACATGCGACCACAGTTAGAACAAGCTGTGCTTAACTTAGACATAATGCCAAGCATGAGAGCTTTAATGTCAGCAGGCAAAGCTTTAGAACGAGACAACGTAGCAGGGTTTAACTGTAGTTATGTTGCGGTAGATAATATTCGTGCATTCGATGAAACACTTTACATACTTATGTGTGGTACAGGTGTTGGGTTTAGTGTAGAACGACAGTACGTCAATAAACTTCCTGATCTACCAGAAGAAATACACTACACTGATACAGTAATTAAAGTTGCTGACTCAAAGATTGGATGGGCAAAAGCTTATAAAGAACTGATGTCTTTACTTTATGCAGGTCAAATACCAAAACTAGATGTCAGTAATGTACGACCTCAAGGCGCTAGACTTAAAACCTTTGGCGGTCGTGCCAGTGGTCCAGCACCTTTGGATGATCTATTTCAATTCACATCTAATATTTTCTTTGATGCCGTATCTAGAGGACAAAGAAAATTAGTATCAATCGACTGTCATGATTTGATGTGTAAGATTGCAGAAGTTGTTGTGGTGGGTGGTGTTAGACGTAGCGCTTTAATCTCACTCAGCAACCTCTCAGACGAGCGTATGCGCAATGCTAAGTCAGGACAATGGTGGGAACACAGTCAGCATCGAGCATTGTCCAATAACTCAGTAGCTTATACAGACTCAGCAGAGATGGGTGCATTCATGAAAGAGTGGTTGTCTTTATATGAATCTAAGAGTGGTGAGCGTGGTATCTTTAATCGTCAAGCTGCTGAAGAACAAGCTGCTAAGAATGGAAGACGAGAAGAGTACAAAGACTTTGGATGTAATCCTTGCAGTGAAATTATACTACGCAACAAGCAGTTCTGTAACCTAACAGAGGTTGTTGTTAGACCTAACGATACTTGGAAAGACTTAGAAAGAAAAGTAGAACTCGCTACTATTCTCGGTACGTTTCAAGCAACACTCACTAACTTTAGATACTTGACAAAAGCATGGAAAGATAATACAGAAGAAGAAGCGCTATTGGGTGTCTCTCTTACAGGCATCATGGATAATACAAAGATGATCGCAGGAAATAATTTAGCAAAAAGATTAGAAGTTTTGAAAAATAGAGCCGTTATAATAAATGAAGGCTGGTCAGCCATGTTAGGAATAAAACAATCAGTTGCTATTACTTGTGTTAAACCTAGCGGTACTGTGAGTCAGTTAGTGGACAGCGCATCAGGTATTCATACAAGACACAGCGAATACTATTTAAGAACTGTTCGTGCCGATAAGAAAGATCCTATTG